GTCATACCGAAGGTCGGGGAGCCGTATTGGCTCGTGTGGCACGTGGGCGGTGGCCCGCCTACGTACAAGCACGGCAGCTTTGATTCAGCTGACACCGAAGCCAAACGCCTGGCGCGCGTCCACCGCGGCGACGAGTTCGTGGTGCTGGAGACGGTGCGGTCCCATCGGGCCACCGATCTGGTCACAACAGATCTGCGGCCCGATCGCGGCATACCGTTCTAGAGCGAGCTATTGCCCTTCAGGGACGCAACTGACCGCAGTGCATTCCTGGCGAAGAGCATCTAGCTCGCTCAGGAGCTGGCGGCTACGTGTCGAGCACTCACGAGCTGCAGCCGACATCTCTTCCGAGATCGATTGCTCCCACACCGCCCCGGCCATGTTGTTGGCCGCGCTCCGCTTCCTCGACTGAATCTGTGCTTGCTGTCGGCTACAGGCATCGGTGTGCTGACGCAGTGCCAAGCGTGCATTAGGAATCGCGACCACCTCAAGATCCCGCTTGCGCCGGGCCTTCTGGCTCTTGGCCACCTCGCCTTCGATGCGCTCAACTTCTGACTGCGGCTTACTGGCCGGCGTTGCCGCCGCAGGCTCCGCCGAGTTCGATACCGCCGCAGGTGGTTGCGGCGACGGCGCGCGGCCAGACGCGGGCCGCACATCGAGGGTCTCGCCTCTACCCGCGCAGGGGGCATCCTGAAATGCCACCTTTCCATCTGGACCGGTGCACTTATTGATAGCCCAGGTAGGTCCCGCGCACGCCAGTGCGATGGCCATCACGAGCAGCTTTCGATGTCCACTGGTCATGTCGCAGCGTGCTCCTCAAGGCCATGGGAGGGCAGAGCATCCAACGCCTGGACTGCTGACCGTGCGGTTCGGTGCGGCTTGACGAACTGCATCTGTAGCCCGCCCAACAGCAACATGAAGAGCGTGACCGAAAACAAGGTGGCAATGAAAGCCAGCGTGCCCGAGAGATTGACCCAGATCAGGGTTGCGATGCCGACAAAGAGCGGGATCGCACAGATCAGGAAAGCGATCGCTGCACCGTAGTCGGGCCAGTGCGACGTCTTGCGCCAGCGCTGGTGGTCCTTCGACCAGGCCAGCGCGCCGACTCCGATCGCCCGCCGCAGTTGAGGAAACTCGAAATCGCAATGGTTGCCCAGGTAGGTGAGCTGCTCTCGCGCTTGCCGGCTGCATGTGATCTTGGTGCACGCATGGAAGTGGTGCTGGGCTTCGTACTCGGTGCATTTGCTCAAGTCGATGTTGTAGACCACATCACGAGCAGCAACCCCTCCGTGGATGTCTCTCTGAAAAACCTGCCTCATTCCTTTTTTCTCCTCGCTCCTTTGTTGACGATATCTCTCCCCGCGACCCCTCCCTGAACGGGGCCGTTGAAGTGCTGCACCGTTGACCCTTCCGTGGGCTGCATCCCGGCCAGGACGCGCATTGCAGCCTCGCGCAACGCTGCGTTGCTACCTCTGTAGCGCTCCAGAAGAAGTTGCTCCTCGGGCGGCAGCGCCTCGGCACTCCGCTGGCCGGTGATCACGTAGACGGCGTCCAACCCGAGCACCCCTTTCAAGGCCATGAGATCGCCTAGCGGGACATTGGCCTTCCCCATCCAGTTGTAGATGGTGTTCCTCGCCACGCCCAAGGTGTTCGCGATCTCGGTGACGCCGCCGATGCGGGTCACTTCCTCCTCAAAACGGTCTCTAAAAGTGCTCACAAAAATGCGCTTTCAGCGTTGACGTGCTCATTTTTTTGAGCGATCATCAACGCACATCAATTCACTCACTCGTGTGCCAACGCCAATTGGCACACACAAAACAGGACGTAGAGATGCCTCTAAAAACCCGGAAGCAGATCCGTGAAGAGTTCGCCCGGAAGGGCTGGTCCTACACGGGTTGGGCGCGTAGCCATCGCTACACGCCGAACCTCGTAATCGAGATCATCAACGACAGCGACACGAACCCGCGCCGCAAATGTCTGCGGGGAGAAAGCCACAACGTCGCTGTCCAACTCGGACTCAAAGAGGGCGAAATTTCTCGCGCCCAATTCACCCAACCGACCTCGGCCTGAGCCGCCGCCATGTCGGGCTTTCATCTTACATACGGTTTCCCTTTCTTGTCCTGTGGGCAATTCTGGGTGATCGGCTCAGGGGCCACTAGCCCCAGCAGCGCTTTTTCTTTGGAAGCGCCGCTCGGCGCGCGCCGGCCATGAGTTCAACCGGCCGCCGCAATTGGAAGCGCCTGCGGGCAACCAGCCTGCGCCACGCGCTGGAGCTGTGCAAGGACCACGCTCGCGAGAAGCTCAACCGCTCTGTGGAGGGCATCGCCTCCGAGATGGGCGTGGCTGACCACTGGACGGTCTACAAGTGGCTGCAGACAGGGCGCATTCCCGCGATCCTGATCCGCCCCTTCGAGACGGCCTGCGGCATCGACTTCGTCACGCGCTGGCTCGCCGCCAGCAGCGGCCGCATGTTGGTGGACATCCCCTCTGGCCGCTCGCTCAAGGACACCGACGTGGTCGACCTGCACGCCGGCTTCAGCCAGGCGGTGAAGTTCATCACCGACTTCTACGCCGGCAACGCTGACCCCGAGGGCACCGTCGCCGCGCTCACCACACACCTCGAAAACGTCGCTTGGCACCGCGCCAACGTGACGCAGCACAGCGCCCCCGAACTCGACTTCGACACCGAATGAAAGGCTTCCCCATGTCCTCTACTCCTTCCGCACCGTTGCAGTTCCGCCCCCTGGGCCGCACGGCGACCTCCCCGGGCGTCGCGCGTATCAGCGAGCTGTCTAGCGATGGCGTCTACACGTCCGTCGAAGCCTCCAAGAAGCTCGACAACGTGCGCATCTATCGCAGTGCCGGTGTCGGCCAATGCGAGATCAGCACCGCGCTGAACCTCACGCGCGCCGAAGCTCGCGCCTTAGCCTTGGAACTGCTTGCAGCCGCCGACGCGACAGACCCTCTGGAGCTGGGGATCGCGCTGGAAGATATCGGCTACGCCCTGAACCGCCACGTGCCCGACATGGAACGCGGCTTTTCGATCGAGACCAGCTACGGCCAATTGCGCATCCCCGAGGGTGAGTTGGCTACGCGCATCCAGGCCACGCTTGGTAACGCGCTCTTCACGCGGTGGGCGGCTTCTGCGGTGGCAAAGGCGGCATGAGCGCACAGGACGTCAGCGAAGGCGGCCTGCGCCTGCTTTCCCTCCTGGAGGCCCTTTGCGGCTACGCCGCCAGCGGGGCCACCAACAGCGACCTCGCCCAAGCCGTGAAGACCTCGCCCCCCAACGTGACCCGCGCGATGTCTGTGCTCATCGCTAAGGGCTGGGCGCGCAAGAGCGAGGACACCGGCCGCTTCTATCCCACCAGCCAGTTCACCCGCCTTTCCTTCCGCGTGCTCGATGACTTCGAGCGCCTGGAGTCCCGTATTTCCGACACCAAGCGCTCGATGACAGGGCGCTGATTCACCCAGGAGAAAACCAAGCAATGGCACGTACTGCAAAGAAATCGTTGGCACCAGCCGACGCCCCCGAGATCCTGCCCGCAAAGGCCGTATCTATCGTCCTCTCCCAGGAGGCACTCGCCGAGGCTAAGACTCAGACCGAAGCCCGTACCAGGGCGGTAGCGCACCAACTGGGATACACGTTGCCTGTGGATTGCGTCGACGCTGATCTGATTCAGCGCGACATCGCTGCCAACATGCGCCGCAGTGTGGAGGCCTGCCTGGAGGTGGGCCGCGGCATCCGTGTCCTGAAAGAGGCGTGCAGCGGTCACTCCGAATTCTTGTCACGCCTCGAAGACCTGGGCATTGACTACGGTGTGGCGCAAAAATTCATCCAGGCGGCCAGCAAGTTCTCGACGTCGAGAACTTTGACCAACGCCGCTGGCGGGCAGTCGAAGCTCTTTGAAATGCTCGTTTTGGACGACGAACAGATCAAGGAACTGGAGCTGACAGGCCAGACCGGTGAGTTGGCCCTGGACGACGTTGCCACGATGTCCGTCAAGGAATTGCGCGCCGCGCTGCGCAAAGAGCGCGGCGACGCGAAGGCCGAGCAGGCCGCCGTCGAGAAGCGCCTGCAGGTGGTTAGCAAACAGCGCGACGACGCCGAAGCCCGTGCCGCGCGCATCGCTGTGGAGTCCCCTGACGAGGAACTGGCCGAGTTGCAAAAGGCATCGGTCAGCGTGATGAACGACGCGCTGGGCGCGGTTCGCGGCTCCATGCGCAACGCTCTGATTGCGTTGCAGAACCATGCCGAGGACAACGGCGTCTTCATGGCTGGCCTGGTCGGCCAGCTGCAAGCAGACCTGCAGGCACTGCGGGAGGAGTTCAACCTTCCTGACACATCGAGCGCCGCGCTGGCCCAGCTCGCCGCGGAAACCGCCCAGTGGGCCAATGCCTGACGTGAGCGAAGACCTCATGGCCATCACCCCCGCGACCACCCAACGGTTGCTCCAGGCGTGGCAGGACATCCAGTCGGCAGGACATGGCGACAAGCAGCCGATCCTGAACGCCGCCTGCTCCGAGCTGGGCATCAACGCTGCAACCTTCTACCGCCATATTGACAAGATCGCCCCCAAGGCGCCGCGCAAGCGCCGCTGCGATGCCGGCGTTGTGGCCTTGACTAGGAACGAGGCCCTGGTGATCAGCGCACTGCTGCACAGCAGCCTGCGCAAGAACTCCAAGCGGCTCTTGTCGATCACCCAGGCCATGGAGATCCTCCGCGCCAATGGCGAGGTGCGTGCTGAGTTCACCGATCCCGCTTCCGGCGAGATCCGTCCCTTGTCAGACTCCGCCATCGCGAACGCATTGCGCGTCTACAACCTTCACCCGGACCAGCTCAGCCAGCCGGCACCCGCCGTGGAGATGCGCAGCCTCCACCCGAACCACGTCTGGCAGATCGACGCCAGCCTGTGCGTGCTGTACTACCTCAATGCTCGCACGAAGGCCGAGAGCGGCCTGCAGGTGATGGAGCGTGAGCGGTTCTACAAGAACAAGCCCGCCAACCTCAAGCGCATCGAGGCCGACCGGGTGTGGTCCTACGAATGGACCGATCACGACAGCGGCGCCATCGGTCTGCGCTATGTGCTCGGTGCCGAGAGCGCCGCCAACATCACCGACACCTTCATCTGGGCGATCCAGTACCGCGAGGGCCAGCCGTTCCACGGTGTGCCTTTCATCCTCGGTATGGACATGGGCAGTGCCAACACCAGCGGCTTGCTGATGAACCTGCTGCGCCGTCTCGGCGTCAAGCCCATCCCGCACGCACCGCACAACGCCCGCGCAACTGGGCAAGTGGAGAAGGCTCGCGACACCATCGAGCGCAGTTTCGAGAGCAGCCTCCGCCTGCGCCCGGTCGCCAGCCTGGAGGAGCTCAACGTCCAGGCGGAGCGCTGGATGCGTTGGTTCAACGCCAACAAGATCCATAGCCGCCACGGGCAGACCCGCTACGAGCGCTGGATGACCATCGAAGCCCAGCAGTTGCGCCTGGCCCCGTCGCCCGAGCAATGCCGTGCCCTGCTGACGCACACGCCACAGGAGCGCAAGGTCAGCGTCACGCTGACGGTGTCCCTCGACGGCCGCGAGTTCGACGTGCGCAGCGTCCCTGACGTACTCGTGGGCCAGCGCTTGATGGTTGCGACCAACCCTTACCAGGAAGATGCCGCATTCATCGTGCGCCACGACACGGACGGCAACGAAGTTCTGCAGGCGGTGCCGCTGGTCGCCCGCAACGAAGCCGGCTTCCGCGAAGACGCCAATGTGATCGGCGAGGACTGGCACCGGCATGCGGTGACGGTGGCCGACGCCAACCGCAAGGAGGTCGAGCGCGCCATCATGGATGCGCCCACCGACGTCGAGGCGGCCGAAAAGCGCAAGCGCAAGGCCGTGCCCTTCAGCGGGCGCATCGACCCGTACAAGCCCATGGAGCAGGCGCCTGAGCGCACCTGGATGCCACGCCAGGGTGAGGCCCTCAATGTCACCACGATCGCGCCGACCCTTGTGGCGGACACGCTGGATGCGGTGGAGGCCATGCGTCGCTTGAGCCGAGCGATCGGCCGCAATCTGACGGGCGACGAATACACCTTCATGACGGCACGCTATGGCGAAGGCGTCCCCGAGGACCAGATCGACGCGCTCATCGCGCAGTTCTCGGCGCCGCCCGAGCAGCCCCTGCGCGCAGCGGGCGGATTGAGGGCCGTCTGACATGGCGACCTTGAACCTCAAGGCCCTCATGGCCAGACGCGGCATCACGCACTCGGCGCTCGCTCGCCACCTCGGCTGCAGCATCGCCAGCGTCAACCTGATCCTGAACTACGACAAGTGGCCCAAGGGCAACGGTGGTCGCTCGTCGTTCCAGGAGCGCATCACCGATTTTCTGCTCGCGAACCACGTGGACATGCCGTCCCTGGCCATCGCGTTCAACGAAGCACCACCAGGGCTGCACGGCAATGCAGCCCTGGCGATGGCGGCGCAAGCCGCTGACTCCGGCCCCCAAACCGAAAGCAATCAACCCGAGGACGACTACATGCTACTGCGTAAACACCGGCTCACCCGAGAGGCCAAGGCGCACTTCCGCCTCCCGCGCGACCCCTTCAATGAAGAGATGGACAACGACGAAGACGTCTTCCTCACCGAAGACATCCGCTACGTCCGCGCGGCCATGCGTCAAACGGCCAAGTTCGGCGGCCTGCTGGCAGTCATCGCCGAGTCCGGTGGCGGAAAGAGCACGCTGCGCAAGGATCTGCACCACTGGATCAACAACCAGGGCGAGCCGATCACGGTGATCGAGCCCTACGTCATCGGCATGACGTCTTCCGAGCGCAAAGGCCAGCCATTGCTGGCGGCCGACATCACCGGTGCCGTGATTCGCAAGCTCGCGCCAGGTGCCCCGCTGCAGAACACGAAGGCACGGGCCGGCCAGATGCACGACATCCTCCGGGAGAGCGCACGGATCGGCCGCAAGCACGTCCTGATCATCGAAGAGGCCCACGACCTGGCCGTTCAAACGTTGAAGCACATGAAGCGCTTCTACGAGATTGAAGATGGCTTCAAGAAGCTGCTGGCGATCATCCTGATCGGCCAGACCGAACTCGAACACAAGCTCAGCGAGCACAACCCCGAAGTGCGCGAGGTGGTCCAGCGCTGCGAGATCGTGCATCTGCCAGCGCTGGACAACCACGTCGAAGGCTACCTGCGCCACAAGCTCGCACGCGTCGAGGTCGACTTCGACAAGGTGATCGACGGTGGCGCTGTGGATGAGATCCGCAATCGACTGCGCATGTCAGTGACGGAACCCCGCCGCAACGCACGCGAAGCACGCGACGTGTCGCTGTGCCACCCGCTGGCGATCAACAATCTGCTCAGTGCGGCGATGAACGAGGCGGTCAAGATCGGCGCGCCCAAGGTCAACGCCGGCCTGATCGCTGCCGCGGTGAGGCTGGCATGAAGGCATTCGCCATCTGCATCAAGATGCGCGACGGCTCGGTGGGCCGGCATGTCGGCCTGTACACCGATGGCTGCGCTGCCATCGTCGCCGCCCTCGACGTCTTCCCCGACGCGCGCTGCGTCAGCGCTCTCAGGAGCCGCGCATGAGGTCGCCGGCCATGGACAAGGCCTACACGGCCCCGAAGGTCTCCACGGAGCGCGAGATCCTGTTCTGGTGTGCCTGGCTGCTGATGTTCTCGGTGTGTGGCGTCGTCGCCTTGGCGATCCGCGACGTCGATCGCAGCCTATGCGAACGCGTGCATTCGGACGGCATGCGCCAAGGCTACGAGATGCGCAAGGCGGAGGGGCATTGATGTCGATCTTCGTCAACACCTGCCCAACCTGCGGCTCGGAGGAGTCCATCGAGTCGATCATCCACCGCGTGATCGACGACCAGGAGGTTCACGGCCTGGTCCAGGACGTCCTGCAGCGCAGCTTGCCACTGGGCGGCACGCTGATCCGCTACGTGCGGCTGTTCAAGCCCGAGAAGCACCAGCTCAACTGGGCTCGCGTGCGCAAGGCCCTGGCCGAGCTGGTGCCCGACGTGCAGCGCGTTTCGATCGAGCGCAACGGCCGTGTGGTGCAGATCTCGCACGAGCTGTGGCTCGCGGCCTTCGGTGCCGCATTCGACGCCGCCGCCAAGGGCACGCTGCGCACGCCGCTGCTCAACAACGGCTATGTCTACGGCGTCCTGCTGAACTTGGCCGAGAAGGCTGCGGCACAGGCCGAGACCCAGCAGGAGAGCGACCGTCGCACCGGCCATGGTCGACGCGGCACCGTTACGGTCGATGGCCAGGCGCTGCCCGTTGGCGAGGCGCTGGCCGTGGTCTACGGCGGTGTCGATCCGGCCGTGGCGAAGATCGTCGCGGACGAGCGCAATGCCACGCCGGTGCCCGAACACGTGCTCGCGTACAAGCAGCGCCTGCGCAGCGGTCCAGGCGAGGGCCAGGGAGGTGCGTCATGACCGAGCAGGAACGTCTGCATGTCGTTCTGCTGGCACTGCTGCCGACCGATGGCTCGCTCATCGCTCGCAATGCGCTGGCGAAGGCCGCGTGCCTCACCCGCGACCAGGTCGCAGTCATCCTGGACGACGACGCCATGGCCGGTCGTGTGCTCTACGACCTGCGCACAGACAGCTACGCCGCCGTGAAGCAAGGAGACGCACTGTGACGCCCCAAGAAAAGGTAGTCGCCGCCGGGGCGCTGATCGACCGCCTGGCGCTCATCGTCGACGGCCAGCCTCACCAGGTGATTCTGATGGCGCTCCTCGCTATGTATCGCACCACCGCGATCTCTTTCCCGTGCTGCACGCAGCAGGCCGCTGTCGACTGCGCAGTGATCGCCCAGCACCTCTCGTGCTGGGACTCCAATCCCTCGCCCCTCGGGCGCATCCACTGAAAGGACCACTATGGCCACTCTCGCCGAGATCCAAAAACGCGCCCAGGCGCTGTCCGAGCTGCGCGACAAGCTCTCCGCGCTGTTCCTCACGCTCCAAGCCAACATCGACGCCGTCAAGAACGGGTCACTGACCGACATTCGGCGCGTTGCTCGCCAGGTGGCTGCCTCGCACAACGACCTGGTGGACATGATCAAGGCGAGCCCCGAGCTATTCGAGAAGCCGCGCAGCTACGTGGTGGAGGGCATCAAGTTCGGCCTGCAGGCGTCCACCGGTTCGCTTGAATGGGACGACGACGCCAAGGTGTGCGAACGCATTCAGCGGCTCGCCGACGCTGGCGAGATTCCGGCCGACCAGGTCGAGCTGCTTGTCACCGAGGTGAAGAAGCCGGTGGCCAGCGCACTGCGCCAGCTCGAACCCAAGGTGCTGCGCCGCTTGGGCGTGACGGTCGAGGGCGCGGGTGACCAGCCCCTGATCAAAAGCGTGGACAGCAGCGTCGAGAAGGCCGTGACGGCTGTGATCAACGCCGCGATCAAGGAAGCACAGGCCGAAGCATGAGCACTGCTGACACCGCCCGCCTGGTGCAGGGCTTCATGTCTGCGACCACGCGCCCGCGCTGCGGGAACTGCAAGTTCGCGCATGAGGACATCGCGGACCGCTCGCCGCCTTTCGATACGCGCACCTGGCGCTGCACGCGCGGTGGTTTCACCGTGTCGGCGGGCGCGATCTGCAACAAGCACGAGCACGACCGCTTCCGCGGGGCCTCGGCGCCCAACCAACAGGTTTCTCCCTGATCAGTTGACCGGAACGCCCGGCATCGATCTTTGCCCAGTGCCTCGGCGCTGGGTCTTTTCCCAAAGCGTCGAACTGGTCGGCGCTTCGCGAAAGGAAATTTGAATGACCTCTCAAACGCTCGCCGTGCTCGGCGGCGCCTTCCTCCTAGCCGGCGGCGCGATCATCGTCGCTGGCCCGGCGTCTTTCCAGCAGTACCTCGCGGCGCTGTTCGGCGCGGCCGGTGCGCTGTTGCTCGCCATTCCCGGCGTCGACCCGGCATGGGGCTTCGCTGCGTTCCTGGTCAGCAACGTCGGCTGGCTGTGCTTCGCGAAGCAGCGGGGGCACTGGGGCCTGATCGGACAGCAACTGGTGTTCCTGCTCACGAGTCTGGTCGGCATCTGGAACTGGTGGCTCGGGCCGGTGCTGCTGGGTTGAACGCCATGGCGAACGTCATTGACGAGATCATGAGCCAGGCCCAGGTGTTCGCAAGCGCCTGGAGCCTTGTAGGCAGCCGGTTCGACCAGGGCGACGAACTGGCGAATGCCCAGGCGCAGAAGGCCGAGCTGCGCGCCTTGGTGGAACGCGCGTTGTGTCGGCCGGTCTTCATCGGCTTCGACATGGCGAGCGGCCCTGACATGTACTTCGAGGGGCTGCTGCACGCCGATGAGGTGGAAGGTGCCGCGTTGGTCAGCGACCAGTCGAGCCTCGGGGCAATCCCGCCCGAGAAAGCAGGCGAGGCATGAAGGCCCATACGCCCAAGCTCCGCACGACCACTGAAGGCCGGGAAAAGCTCTGCACCAAGTGTGACGAGTGGTGGCCCGCGGATGTGGAGTTCTTCTACGCCGATCCCAATGGCTCGGCCGGATTGTTCTACTGCTGCAAGGCCTGCTACCTGGAACACTTCCGGCCCCCGGCCAGCCGCCGCGTGGTCGTCAACGCGCCCGCACCAGTGCCGCTCACTGCCGAGCTGGCCACCATCCGATTCGCAGCATGAGCAGCAAACGTCGGCTTCGCCGCAAGGCTTGCACAGGCAAGCAGCAGTTTTCCACCCAAGAGGCCGCGCTGGCGGCGCTCAAGGCCCTGACCCGCAGCAAGGGCTGGCAGGGACTTCTGGTGCCGTACCGCTGCAGCTTCTGCGGCCAATTCCATTTCGGGCATCCGCCCGCCAAAGTTCTGAGGAGCATGGGCCGTGAGCGCTGAACGCCTTCGCCTTATCAAGCTGATCCACGTCGCCCGTCGCGATCTGGAGAAGGCCGGCAAGATGGACGAGCCGACCTACCGCACCATGCTGCAGACCGCTGGAGGTGCGGATTCGACGTCGAAGATGGGCGTTCCAGCCCTCATGCGTGTCTTGGAACAAGCCAAGAAGGCCGGGTTCAAGGTTCGTTCCAAGGTGAGCGATCGCCGCCAGGACACCAGCCCCGAGGCTCGCAAGGTCCGCGCGTTGTGGTTGTTCCTGCACGAGCTGGGCGTGGTCAAGAACCCGGCCGAGTCGGCGCTGGCCACTTACGTGAAGCGCATCGCCCACGTGAACGACATGCACTGGGCGGACGGGCGGGCCATGGCCAAGTTGATCGAGACCATGAAGAAGTGGGCCATGCGGTTTCTGCCACAGGCGGTGGACAGCTTGCAGGCCGAGGTCTTCCGCGCGCGCCGCGCCGGCCTGTTGACGGTCGCGCAGGAGGCCGTCGTAGAAGAGTTGTTGAAGCACCTGCAGCCGGCCCAGAGCTTCGACGTGTACCAGGAGGCCTGGGAGGTGTTCCGCAGCGTTCTTGGACGTGAAACGACTGGAGCACGGTAATGAGCCTTGAATCCAATATGGAGAAAAAGCGGGTTTCCCTGCTGACCGACTTGGCCGACTACGTGGAGCGCTGCCTCCTCGACCACGAGATTCCGGCCGAGGTAGCGGCAACGACCGCCAGCTCGTTGGCGGACCGTCTGACCGGCTACTGGGGAGGCCAGAACTTCACATTCCCCAAGGACTACATGTGGAAGCTCGGGCAGCTGGAGCTGGAGATTTACGACCTGGTGCGTGGCGACAATCTGGACGAGATCGCCCGCCAATACAACATGAGCGAGCGCGGGCTGCGCAAGCTTCTTGCCCGTGTCCGTGATCGCCTGCGCGCCCAGGCACGCCAGCAGCAGATCGCAGAGCAGCAGATGGGGCTGCTCGACCTCCGCGAAAACGACTGAACCAGTCAGGCGCCGCTCGTTGCAGCCGGCGTAACGCGTTTTCCGTACCCCATTCCCCTATATCCAGCAGCGTTCCCCAAAATCCCGATTTATCGCGCCGTTTTGGGTTTTCTTTTATCAGTCCCGTTCACACGGGGCTGCTGGCCGCGGCCTTCGCCCTTCCCGCTGCATGGCTTTGTTGAGAATTGTTCTCAACTAGAATCCGCGGCCATGGAGTTCCCGATGCAAGAACATGCCGTGTTGCTGCGGGCCTATGCCCGCGTGCAGGAGCGCTGCTCGCAGCTGCTGGCCGAGCAGGCCGCGCTGGTGGAGCGGCTGGAGGCGCAGATCGTGCGCCTGCGTGGCGCGCTGGTGGCGCGCGATTCGGCGATGGCGATGGTGCGCGAGGAGCTGGCCGCGCGCGCGGCCGTCGGCGCGGCGCT